GTTCCCCTAGTCCAGTTATCGTCACCGCCGCTGTAGGTGAAACCGCCAATGAACGCCCAAATCTCAGTCTCCTCAAAGCCCCCGGTGAGACCGGAAGACGTATCCCTTGGAGCGGCCACGAAACCAGACGGGATGTACCAGGTGGAATCAGCACTAGGCACGGCGTCCAGGGTAGTGCTGGTCATCTCCCTGGCAGGGCGCAGTGTGCCGTAGGGATAGGTCTCAATCTTCTTGGAGGTCGCCAGTTTGCCCCGGTCTTCAGCGACCCTGAAGTTCTTGCCGCCAATGCCCTTTATCCAGGTGTCCTGGAACCAGTTAAGGGCAATGGTGGGCGGGTCTTCTGACTGGGTGAGTTCACCCATGGTAAGTTGACGGGGTGCTATCGGCTGGGCCTCTCTGGTGTCGAAGGGACGCCTGCCCCTCCTGTCACGGGCATACATGAACCCACGTCTGTGACGTGCGTCATAGTCTTCAAGGACTATGTCATGGGTCACACCTGCTGACGGCATCAGACACTCCCCACAGCGACACCACGACGGGCTATATCAAAGACGAGGTATCGGCCATCGGCGTCTTCTTCGATATGCCACGAATTCCTGCCCCTACTAGCACTCATTGGCTTCATACGAATGCCCATTTGGGTAGATAGACGAGCAACCTCTGCCTGGAACAGGGCCTGATTTTCCCGCTGGTCTTGACGTTGTTCGTGGGCACCCGGCACAGACGCAGTCTGGAATAAGACCATAGCTGCATACGCGGTCACTAAGCTGAGTTGTGGCTCTCCTATCTCTGTAGTCTCAGAGTCTGTAGTAGGGCGAGATAGCAGGCCCATCCCATCGAGCCGGAGGATGCGCCCCCGTGTGGGAGCCTCTCCAGGGAGTAATGGATAATAAGCACCATCAACCATAGCCTCATCATACTGCTGGAGGACGTGCATCGGCCCCCTCAGTATGGAGGATGGCACGGTCATTCGGTGGACTTGCTCGACTGCCGCCCACCCCGTGTCGAAGTACGCCGTTTTTTCGGCTGCGACTTCGCAGATGACTTGGACTTGGGTTGCGTCTGTTGGGACTGCGGCTTCGACGGAGAGGAGTCGCCAGGAGGAGTCGCCGGTGTGATATTCTCCCGTTTCCGTGGCAGTACCCCAGTCAATACTGAGCCTAGCTTGCGAAGCACCATCTGTCCATACCCTCACTTTGAATGTGGCTGTCTTGCCAGCCACTTCTGTAATATTCACATCTAACGTCTGAGTTAACTGCCCCACCGCACCCGAACCAGCCACTACTTTAGCAGCATTGGTGCCGTGGAAGACCGTGCTGGTCTCAACTGTAACTGTGGGAGAGTTTACCTCTGTCCAGTTCGCGAATGTACCCGTCGTTCCCGCTGTTTCAAAGTCATTGTTAAGCAGGATGTTGTCTACGATTAATGTCTCATCCCGTATTGGCTGATAAACGATAGGGAAAACTTCAGCTAATGCACGCGATATCGCTACATGGAGTAACTTCGGGTCATGGGAGTGCATCTCAAACGTATCTGAAGAAGAAGTCTGGTTAGGGAACGCATCCTCCAGGAGGACAGTTGGCCCATCAGAAGCGTTGACGATGTAACTAGAGCAGCGACCTTGCTCCCCCGCATTAGCACCTGATGTGCCCAGAAAGAACTTCCCCTCAAAGGCACCATCATCATTGCCGTTGGCGAAACTTTTTAACTGCGTAGACACCAACGAAGTCTTAGCGTCATTACCATCGGATGTGCTGGCAAATGAATGGAATACCCCTATCCGTTCACTCAATGATTGCCTGAGTTTAGCGCGTGTTGTCGTAGCCATCAGCCTATATCATCCGTGATTACGATTGGGATATGCCCGTCATTCGGGAACGTCTGTATCTTACCATCAGCGTAAGTCACCTGGAACTCGCCCTCGTATTCATCAGCGGTGTCGGTGTTAGCCGCCGCCCATTCATAACGTACCCGGCCAGTACCAGCAGTGACTATGACTGCGTCCTGGGCATTTACTTTTACTGTACCTGCTGGCTTCACCCTCATGGAAAAGACCACACTGGCCCCTGTGACATTGACTGGGGAGCCAAAGGCGTCCTTCAGGTCACGGGTAAGGAAACTGGCGGTGTCATTTTGTTTTATATAAAAGGTCTCTTCAGGCATCAGACAGGCTCCGTAACTGTACGCCCGCTCCCCGTATCGGCTGTAGTTGTAGTCGTGGGGTTGGACACTGGCGTCCCATTAGGAAGGAAGACGGGAGTAGATAACTGCATCGTGAAGTCGGGTATCCAGTACCTGTATTCAGGAGGATACAATATCTCTATCGGCTGTCTCACAGCTTCAGGCATGAATACCCCAGAGACAAAATCTACAGGAAATGTGAGGGGGAATGTTAGGGTATTTGTCGCTAGGAAAAACATCAGAGGGTCTCCATTGCCTGATGAAGCCTGCCCCTGGCCTCTATCTCTTCTATCTTTTTCATAAACGGTTTACATTCCAAGCAATGTTCCCCTCCGCAGGTCGGAGCGGTACATAGCGTGCAGTACCCTCGTTGCTTTCCTGAACCTGGCTGGATACGCACGACATATTGGCAGTGACAACAGCTATAGGTGTCTGCTTCTTGGATGTCACCCCATTCCGATTCGTATATCACATATCCGGTCTTCACACTAATTATTCCCGCCAGTGGAACGCCCCAAAGTAATATGTCGTCGCTGATGCGTGACTAGCTTTAATACCCACACCGTTGTTCGCCGTAGCAGGGTAAACCAGTTCCCCGTCTGGGGGGGCCACCCACCTCATTGTCCCACGGTGGTTCAATGCTACCCGCAGCAAGTCACCTTCACGGAAGTCATCTAAAGCGTTCTGGGTGTTCTGGTAGACCGGCTCACTAGAGTGGTCTTCCGTTGCTACTGACTGCGCCGCCCTATCAGCAGGGTCTAACTTGGTCGGAGTTCGGGCAGTTCCTGTGCCAGTGCTAGTGACACGCCCAACCAGATAGAGGCTAGTCAGGTCAGCAGGAGACCCGATATTCCCAAAGTTAATCTCATACACCCAGCCTCTGTTAGGCGTGCTGGCATTAGAGGTTACTGTAAGAGCCGTGTCTGCTGCTGTTAAAGATGCTACTAATTGCTGCTCTCCAGATGCAAAATATCTTGCCATCATTTCCTCCTAGTGAATGAACACCATATACACATTATAGCTGTTCCACAGCGACATTGAACTTCACGGTGCCACCCACAGATATGGCACTTTATCCACTGCCACACTAGCGCACGCTTACTGGCGTTTCGACCACGTTGTCGGTCACACAGCGGGCCTTGACCGTGCTGTTGAACACCGCACTGGCACTGTTGATGCCCGTGCCGTTACCAAATTGATTGGTACTCTCAAACACGATGTTACCCGCTTTCACGTAGTCCCAGTCCCAGGCACCAACCGAGGCGTCAACATCGTCGATGAGAATCTCACCGATGGTCGCGCCATTGTCGCCGTTGGTGTTCAGGATGATGCGGTCAACCTGGCTGTTCTCCGCGACGTAGGTGCCTGCACCTCTGTCGCTATCGACCACCAGATTAGGGATGGTCGCGTCTATCTGGATGGCATTGGTATGACCATCCATGTGGCCCGCCAGCGTGATACATCCAGCCTCCATGTTGGCAAAGTCCAACGTCGGGGCAGATGAGTTGCGGATGGTAATCAGGCCCACATGGATTTGCGCCCCAGTCACACCACTGGTGCGGCTAATCTCAAAGCTATTAGTCAGACCTGACTTGCCCAGGTCTAAGTTCTTCAGGTGTAATTTGTCCAGCCGAACATTGTCAGCCAGGTTTATCTGGAGCGTCTGGCTTCTCGTCGCCGGGTCGCTGGCGTCCGGGCCGAGTCGTTCACCGTTGATATTGGGTAGCGCATAGACCGCCCCCGCCTCAGGCCACGTCGGTACATTAGATGTGCCAGAAATAACGAGAGCAAAACTGGCACCGAACCCTCCAACCACCAGTAAGAGAGACAAAGCGAGGGCACGAGTTCCTCCCAGCCGAATCACGGCTTTTGGTATTGGGATACGCAGAGCGGTTAGCAACCGGAGATACGGCAACCCAATTTGAGGCAATCGGGCCGACGGTATATTGATTGTCTTCGGGCCTAATTTAATTCTCATGCTTCTGCTTCCGCTCCTCCGCGAACTTGCCTACGACGGCACCTATCGCACCGCTGACTGGATTGCTGAATATGGCAAATGCCACCAGTATGATGTCAAGATGCGGGGCCACTTGATCGGGGTTACTTGTGGTCTTCCAGACGATAATGACCCCCAGAATCACGAAGGCCGCAATCACTGGGAACACCATCAGTAACGTCAGGAACTCGTTGCCCGACAGCGTAGTGGTCGCCTTTACTCGTAGTTCAGCTATCTCCTCTCTGGCTAGGGCTAACTCCTCTCGTATGTCATCTATCTCAGCCATACTAATGCAGGCTAGCTAGGATGGCCTGCAAACTACCTTTTCGCAATGTATCTCGCGTTGATGTAAAGAGACTCCTTGATAAAAAATTACCCATTTTTGTACAGCGATTACCTAGCACTCAGCGGCGCAAAAATATGGTTTCTAATTATCCGCCGCGGACCTTCCCACAACCAGGGCACCATTACAATGGGCACCCAGACGAGCAACCCCAGCGCAACGAAAGCCATAGCTGCATATCTCGTCATGTATCTACCGCCTTACTGGGTCAGCCCAGGTTATAATCTGAGGCTGGAGTGGCGGCAGGCTGGGCAATCAGTGTACCAGTCCGTGCATCAGAGTCACCGTCAACGGCTTCCAGTTCGTTAGCATTGAGCGATAGGGCCGTCGCCATAGTTGCAACATGGGACGCGGCTGGTACGCCAAAGGCGTCGCCCGCAGTTGTGAATAGAACGTCCACCCATTCACCAGTGGCGATTTTACGAATGTTGCGATACAGCATATTTCTTTCCTTCAAATACTTTAGGCGTCGATATATACCTGCCAGGTTCACCAGTGCGTATGTATATCTCAGCTTGCTCTGGCTCTGCGCCATCTTCAATCAATGAGCGGATGCGTTCGTAGGCGAAGTCTGGCAGTTTATGGGTAGTTACTAGCCAAGTCAGATGTACAACGTGAGGTTCCCGTGGGCACGTTCCAGGCAACCATCGCGCCTCGTATTCTTGCCACCCCGTGTGCTTGACGTGCATCCTCTCTAGTTCCAGTTCTGCCAGTTTGGTAATGCCATTCTCAGCCAGGAACTCCTCCAGATTTAACTCAGTCCCACGCACTACGGTCTTGTAATCTGGGCTGGCTGAAGTCTTGTGAACAGTGACACCGTTACCAAACAACCAGCCCTTTTCAAACCAGTCCCACGTTATGCCGTCGCGCTCCAGTGTCGGACTCATCACGACTTCCAACGGGTACAGTTCTTCATCCGTACCCGCCGCAAACACGCCTTCCTTGCGGTACTGCACGGCAGGGTCATGCTCCAACTCGCCAAGCATCTCGACTTCCTCAATGCAATATGACAGTCCACCAGCATGAAGTCCGCTCCGTGGGAATCCAGCGAAGATATATAGCATTGCTAGGATGTCACCAACGAGTACACATGGATTTCATCCACGCCGTATGTCACGTCAGCATGTAGACTACGACCCCGTAGCTTAACCGTAGTAACCTCATCAGTGGGCAGGGCCACGCTATTTATCGCATATTTACCAACGGCATTTGGGGCCGCGTCTGTTGCGAATTGATACCCGTGTCCAAGGTAATTAGTGACTCTAGCTCCATATTCCCATTTAACAAGTTGAGCCTCTGACTGATTGGTGGTGGAAAACACATTTGTGCCATTTGCATTTGTTGAGTTGAGTGCTAGGTGTAGTTCTGCCCTAGCAGCCGCACCAGACGTTCCATCCCTTGCCGCTTTCCGGACTAAACCAACTACAAAGAACGGTTGGGTAGCCGCAATGGTCAAACTCCCTACTGACAGCAAATCATCTTCGGATGTGCTGCTAGTTGTAGCCTCACTCGTTGACCCTCCTTCACGGGAGACAGCACTGGCTACGGAAGCGGCTAATACACCATTGGTGGCGGTAAGATTCGCTCCTGCGATAGCTGATACGAAGTCAGCGATGGATTCCTTCTTAGTCGCGTTGTCATCAGCATCAATGATGGCGATGCTGTCATTAGCAACCGCAACAGTCCCAGCGGCTACACCATTTAGGTTGATGGTGATAGTGACTGCCGCAGATTCAGAACCGCTGTTCGCAATCGTGGTGCCGCCATTGGTGGCATTGGCTACTGTAGCAACATAGTTGCCAGTGGTATGCGTCCCCAAGGTGATGAGGTTATTCAGCGTGGTCGCACCAGTCCCGCCGTTAGCTACCTTTAACGCCCCTGTGCTGGACGAGAACGCCGCAAGAGCAACAGGGTCTGTACTACCGTCACCCACTACAATCTCACCATCTGCAAGAACAGACATTGCGGTGACTGCGGCTGTCCCGCTACCGAGTAATATCCCGCCATCAGTCAAGCTAGTTGCTCCACTACCACCATTAGCCACAGGTAACGTACCAGTGACTCCAGTGGTAAGAGTGACTTGCGCCCAGGCAGGGTTGTTGTTGGTTCCTGTGTTGGTAAGAACCCTACTGTCGTTCGCATCTTTTGCGAGATTCTTTAAGACAGTGGCACTATCGGCGTACATAATGTCGCCTTGAGCCTGCGAATCAAATACATGGCCTGTGCCATCAGACGATATATATTCTGCTTGCGTCAGTTCTGCGCCAGGGTCTTTGTGCTTGAACTCGTTAGCCATGTGTCCTCTCTAGGAAGGTTCTTCGATTCCCCAGACCATACCAGATACGGTAGAGTTGCCAGTTACGTCCATCTTCAACACGCCGTCAGCCGCAGACAGCACTATGCCGTCTCCAAGGTCGGGCGAGTTGTGGACACCAGCAGCAGCCAGGAGGGGTGTCTGGGCTATGACCGTACCCGAAGCCGCGCTGTCCTGGAACTCGATAGCGGCATTCGCAGAAGACGACAGGCACCAACCCAGGAGGCGTATCTTGCTCCCTGACTGTGGTGTCCACACGGTCTCCTCAGTGCCTGCCGTGATAGCGTTAGCGTCTATCATCTTGAAGGTAGTGGCCCTATAGGCTATCTTTCTGTCGGCAGGCATTAGAACGGCTCCGTAGCAGAGTAAGCCAGGTCTTGGCGTCCAGAGCCACGGACATAGATGAGGACACAGGTCACATCACTGCCGTCATCGGAGATAAGTTTGGCAGTCTTGTTGAAGGCGTGGGGGATGCGGCCAGGATGTCCCAGGGTAATAGGACGGCCTAGAGAGGAGGTAGGGGTGACGCTGGGTGCCCAGTGGAGACTGTCCCCTGAAGGACAGACCACGACTATATCGCCAGTGTTCTGGGGGATGGTGGCACCTGCGGCCACCAGAGTTTCTGCGGACTCCCCTAAAGCTAGGGACTCAGCATGGATTATCTCGTCCTTGGAAGGGATTACTTCTGCCATTTAGGCACCTCATGTAATGTTCCAATCCTTCCCCCACCCAGCTAGACGGATACGCTCCGTCTCTTCAGCGATATATTTACGCTGCTCGTCCGGGTCGGAATGGTTTGGAACGTCGATTATCGGAATGTTGTGAGACTCTAACCAGTCACGGACGGTTTCGGGGTGTTCCTCATTGGGCCACCCTCTGGCGCGGTAGATAGACCGCACCATCTTAGCGATATGGCGCACATCCTCGCCCTGTCTCGCGGCATCCAAGATGCCATCAAAGTCTTTATCACCGGATTCAGCCACAGCAACTACACCACCCTGAGTACCCTCCCATTCCTGGTGGGCCTTAGAGCGACGGTGCATCGTCATTTGGGCTGCGCTTAAATCTGTCTTACCACAAGGGCAGTCAGTCCGTGTCACCATGATATTTCTCCTTCGTTACCACAGCTGAATAGAACCATCTAAGCCACCAGGGAGGTTGTTTCATTAACCCCTCTTGGTGCGTGAGAATAGCATCTATGTTTACTTGGAAGAAGGGTGAACTGCTCTCTCGCGCTGGGCGCGGTTCAGGAGTAGTCTCTGGCTGCGGTGCTAGTTGACTCATGATGTTGTGTAGTTTCAACAACTTATCACGAGTCAACCAGAAATCAGCTAGAGGTGGACGAGCAGGGTCAGCCCCGTCCTCACGGACACTGAAACCTACTTGACCGTTCACCACGTCCACATGGACACAGGTATTACCGCCTAAGTCCGTGCGGAGATACTTCATACCTTGCAAGTTTAGACGACCAAGCAGCCCAAGTTCATACCTAGAATCTGCTGTTCGCCACCACCTACGCCATCAGGGTCAATCAATATGGCAAAGTTACGACCTGGCCCTTGAAGCCCTGCATCAAGCATGGAAGAGACATCGAATGTCACCAGCAGGTTATCAGCAGGAGTTGCCTCAGAGGTACTGGCGGTGATTGCCGTACCCGTGTCCTGGGCATTGGACGCATTGTCGTATCCAGCAACAACAGTGAAGTCATAGTCAACAGCAGAAGTCGCTGTGTTATTGGTTACGATTCGCGCCATCTCCAGTTCAACAAAGTTGTCAGGGAACCGACCTACGATATAGGCGGTCTCAGAAGCACCGTCCAGGCCAGGGCCAGGCCAGCCATCCGTCACCACACCAAGACCAGGTTCGCCAGAGGTGTCATAGGCACTCACCGGGAAGAACTGGTTCTGGTAGCCAGGCATACGGATGTCAACTCTGACTGAGGAAGTGGACAGCGAGAACCCAACAGCCTGTTTAATAGCAGCGTTAGTAGTCGGGATTGTAGCTGTGATATCCCCAGCGGTCTCCGACAGGTACATAGCCGTTCCCTGGGTGTAGGGGGCATCGATATCAACTATGACACCGCCTGTGCAAAGCACACCCACATCGCCAGAGGCATAGCTATTAACTGCCATCGCCTCCGCGAAAGAAGTGTGAGCAGAAGCATCTGCAAGTTCCCAGTCGGTGCCGTCGAAATAGACCATGTCCCCGGCAGTTACGGCTGTGGAGCCGATGGTTGCAGAGAACACGTTTTGTGCGTGTTTGACATATGGGTCAGCCATTATTAATACCTCATCATCAGATTACGGAACTATGCTCAACGAGGTTTGATTGTCGTTATGCGTTGGAGTCGATACCAGCCAGGCCCGCGCAGGACTTGGCAGAGTACACGACTGCGTTCAGATAGACAGCCATCCGGTAGACATCTTCGTTCTTGTCGAACTTGGTGCCCAACCGTTGGATGTCCGGGTCGAGAACTGCGCCGTTGTGAATGACAGTCCAGCCCTGCTTCTCCTGGCCGGTTTTAACGGCATAGATGGTAGTAGCAGAAGAGGATGCCCAGGCACCGGAGTTCTCGTAAGTCTCAGAGTTGGAGATGTAGTCGTTGATGACCACGGGTATGCCATTGTAGAGGACATACTGGTGACCGAACATCTCAGCAGAATTGAGCAGTACGCCTGAGCCAGTCGCCCTGGCGAGGGAGGTCAGCTTACGGCGCATGGTCTTGTTCATCATCAGGAAGTCCGGCTTACCGTTCTCCACCAGGTCAATCATGGCGTCCAGGCGGTCAAGGGTAAGTTCGGTCTCATCCCCGGCGATGGTAGAGGGCTGTGAGCCGTCGTCCATCATCAGGAGACGAGAATCGCTGATAAGCAGAGAGGTCAGTCCCTCTGGCTCAGTCGAAACGCTGCCAGAGTTACCGTTAAGCAGGAGGTCTTCCAGCTTCCGGCTGATGGACTTCGCCATCTTGGACAGAAGGACGGCTTCCTGGGACTGCACGTTGTCGGCAGTCTGCATGGCAAATCGGTCTAGAGGATGCTGGATACCCACGGTGGTGAGGGACACGGTCTTCTTCGTGTAAGTCGGTTCGGTGTCAGACCAGATGTCTCCTACCTGGTGGGTAGCTGCCGCCCCAAGTGTGCTTTCCCGGTTGTAGACCAGGGAGTTTCCACTGAAGCTAGTGAACTGGAGGAAGGGGGCCAATTCCGATGCGGTGATGATGTTATCGAATACACCAGCCGTAACATCGTCGTTAGCCAACTTCTGGTATTCGCTAAGTGTTGGCATCTTATATCCTTATAGGTTTCGTCTTCGCAGCCCACGTTCTATCAGGGCTGCTCCACGGAGTTCTTCATTCCCGCCTGCGATAGCTGCCCCGGTATCGAGGTTAGCTACGCCTGCTTTCTCAAGGGCCGTCTTTGCAGCGTTCTTTGCCTCATCAGAGAGGCGTTTACGCTCATCAGCGGCTCTACGGCGTTCTTCTTGGGCAACCATCCTGGCGGCTTCTATCTGGATATTGATGATATCCTCGTAGTCGCCTCTGGTGGCCTTTGAGCCTTCAGCCCAAGCTGCCTGCCAATCGCTCTGAATCTTGATGACATCATCCTCATTGATGAGGATATTGCCCTCGTCGTCCTGAACGGTGGACATGAGGCGGGATTGCTCTTTCTCGTAGCGGGCGTTCCAGTCTCTGGTCGCCTGCCCTTGAGCCAACTCCTGACTAACCCGTGATATCTGGGCTTGCGCTTCATCAGACATATCCATCTTCCGGTCTTCCATATACAGGGTGAAGACCTTCTGAAGTGCGCCCACACTATCCCGGATACCAGCCAGTTCCGCGTCCCTGTCCGTATCTCTACGGCGTTGGCCGTCCTTGGAACGCAGGTCATTCTCTAACTTGGCGACCTGAGCCTCCAATTCGGCATTTCGCGCTCTGATATCTTCTTCAGGTTTCTCTGGGGTAGTCTCTTCAGCCACCTCTTCAGGAGCCTCCTGCGGTGCCTGTTCCTCTACCTGGGGTTCCTCTGGTGCCGGTGTTGTTACCATGCGATGCTCCTCTTAGCAGTATAGGAGTAATCACTAAGGAAAAGTGTAACCTTTCCCGTAAATTCCTGTCAATTTATGGCGTCTATTTTGCCAAGCGGTTGAAGTAATCCTTGATGAAAACAGATTCTTCAGAGGAGTTGTAGTACGTCCAAAGATACCTTCTTACTTCCTTGGAAATTTCATCTTCTGAGAAAATTATATGTTTCTTAAAGGCCCTTAGTTGCCCTTCCACATAATTAACGATGGCCTTTAACGCCTTCTTCTCCTCTTCAATAGGGGTACCAATCTCATCAGCTAGCACAGTTACCCGGCGTGTGCGTGGGTCACCTTTCGGATAAGTCATGTGTTCTTTATAAATCCTGGCTTCATCAGGGGTGATGTCCAAGAACTCCGTCCCTGTCTTCGACCAGATAGGTATGTTGCCCTGGCTGTGTTCCGCAGGAAAGTTAAGGATGCTGCCTGTGACAGGGTCGGTTGGCCCCCAATAATGCTCACTAAGGAACCGTGTTCCCGCATCAAAGTCATCGGTTGTTTCTGTTGGAGAACTCAGTCCCGTGTTCATGTCCACATATCTCTTGAACTCTTCAGGTTGTTGAGACAGCCAAGCATCTAACTCTATCCACCGCTCCTCGGTCATCACTTCATCAACGGTAGTCTCTTTCGTATCAGGGTCAGTCACTGTTAGAATCTCTTCCATCTTGGCATAGAAGACATCTAATGGGTTTTCTATCTCATCTTTATCGTAATCATACAGTTCTTGGCGGTTCTTCATCGCTGCAAACTTGCGGCTCCGATAGTGTTTCTTCCAATCATCGACCCCCAGCGTTTCAGCGGCCAACTGCCTATCCGAACTCTCTTGGGCTATGACAAAGTCGTTCTCTAAATCCCAGGCTTCAACCCGCTTGATAGCCCAGTCAGGAGCATTGCGGTCTTTAGCGAGGTCACGAGTCAATCGTTCCTCTTCAGCGAAGGTACTAGGATATCTAGACTTAAATAATAGTTGCTGACTTGGCTGTAAGTCCCCAAACTCAACTATCTCCTCTGCCAGGTCGAACGCCAAGGTTTCTCCTTCCCACTCGACTTCAATCTTCCCCCCAAGGCTTATGTTGTTTTCCTGGACAAAGTGTTGCAGTTGCTCTGTCCGAACGCCTTTATTGTCCCGCATACCATCATATTCATTCCACTCACTTGTTCTAGCTCCCAGCGCGGAAGCACCAACCGTCGGCCATTTCTCTCCTTCCAATAGACCTTGCAAAACGAATGGTAGTGAGCCTTTACCTTGCACCAAGGCTAAATCTGTCCAACTGTCAACGCGCTCAAACGGGTCTAAATCCCACTCACCGCCCGTCTTTGCTGCTAATGTTTCACCAACTTGTAGTACTCCCTGTGTGCCGATTGCGCCACGGCCACTAAGGAACTGGAGGAGCGGGTTATCACGCCGGGAGAAGATTTCACTCTGGGTCGGAAGCTCCCCCGTAGTCGCAACTCGATAAGTGCCTACAGCCATAGCAGAAATCAACTGGGCGATTGCCCGTATCTGCCCACCTACCCCTATCCAGTCACCATTGATTTGGTGGGACAAGAACCGCTTACCATTAAGTGGGTTAAGCCCTTCCTTAATCTCGTCCCAGTCCTTACCAAGGGCTATTCCAGTTACGATGTAAGTCGTCGCCACACCGCCTGCCAGCGTTCCCAGGGTGCGTAGTGACCGGCGTCCTTGCGCCGTGGAGGCATAGCCTCCCACAACCTCACGCTGTACATCTTGGCGAACCCCCCGCGCCAGGTCGATATCCACATCATATGCGGGAGGTGCTTCCATTCCTCTCAGTACAGTCTTCTGTATGCCACGACTCAATCTAGGCGAGACAGGCTCTAACGCTTTAGGCACCATCTCTAAAGGTACGCCTCTCAAAAAAGCGTCTCCTACAAGGGCCATTGTTGACCGGAGGAGGCGTGGAGAGAAGGCTACCCAGAAACCCTCCGCAGCCGTCCGTCCTGGCCCTATGCCCAATGCACGGGCATCCAAGCCACCTGTAAGGTTTCGGATGTACTGAGCTAGTTCTGCGTCTGTGCCCTTCCAACCAACCCTAGTGGACTGCAATAGCTGCACCCGTGCTTCACCAAGAGCCGTGTTGTACATGGCCCCGAAACGGCCAAACGATTGCTTACCAGCAGTACGGAAATAACGCTGGACTGCATCTCCTTTCGGCAGCATCCCAAACAACTTGGCAAAAGAAACACCCTCCCCGGTCTCAAGTGCGGCAAAGAACTCCAGGTCACCCACAGGCACACCATGGCGGGCTAACCATTGGTAATCAGCTAGGTTCTTATAGATACGACGGCTCTGTACGGCGGGGTCGAAGAGGGCCTGATAATGCGCCTCAGTCTGCACGGCCCATGCCTTCGGGTTAGAAGCAAGCACAGGCAGGCCCTGGATGAATGGCTCTGCGGCGTCAAGCGTAGATACCAGAGACCTCTTTACATTCACCAACGACACGACAGGACGGGTCACCCACCTGTTGAACGCGCCTGGGGTCTCTGAACCTGATACGACTTTCTTCAGTAACTCAGCATCTTCTGGAGTAAAATACCTACTACGCCATTGCTCAACTCTGATATTGGCAGGCTGGTTCGGCCCCCATAAAGCACCGTCTACGACATGTTCCTCTTTTAATTGGTTGATGAAAATCCTGCGCGTCTCTTTTGTGTCTCGCGCTGTTTTCCATGCTTTCTCCTGGGCTGTTTTAAGGTTGTCTTGCTGACCGCTTAGAAATTCCAGCACCGCCCGTTGAGCACTCTGCTTATCCCGTAGCTTCGCCAGTCTCCCCTTTTCCGGGTCAAGTAAGCGGCTCAACCGGTTCTGTAGCCGTTCAATCTCACGATTCAACGTAACAATTTTACCTTTGGTAAGCCCGCGCTGGGCCTGCTCGACCCCCGCCCGACTGGTAGCTGCATCTAAGTTAGCACTAGCCTCACGGGTCAGTTGTTTCGCAACCTGTAAATCTTCTTCTGCCTGGTCGGCAAGTCTTGCTAATTTGTCCCGCCGTTCAGTAACACTCTCAACGCGACCAGCCGCTGCGTCTGCTGCTCGTCTGGCACGGGTCTCTTCGGTGCCCAGTGTCCTAAACTGACGTTGCGCCAGGTCTTGTTGACGCACCTCACTGGCAATAACGGGACGAGGCTCCCCCATGTACGCACGCGAAGCCTGCACCATGTCATCACGGGCATTGACGAGCCTATCATAACTAGCATCTAATCGACGCGCTTCATCAGTCCGGCCCGCTAACTTACCCTTGCTCATAGCCACTGCGGCCCGTGCGTTGAGGAGGGCTGTCTCTGTAACACCCTGAAGATGGATAGCCTGCTTCAGGTTCTTCTGTGCTAAGACTAATTGCTGCCGTCCAGGTGCTTCGTCTATGCCTACCAAAGCTGGCAGGTCATCTAATAGACTTCGTAACCTGATTAGTTCGGCGTTTAGTTTAGCCTCATAACCCTCTTGCTGACTGATTCCCCGGCCCAACGTCCTATCCACACCTATAGCGATGCGTATCTGCCCAGCCAGTTTTTTGCTTTGTTTCACTAGATTGCTGTAGTTGACTGCCGCATTTACCGCCGCATCATGGATATCTTTCGGAACCAACTGACTCCGCGTCATACCATGTTCCTCTAAGGCATCATCAAGTTGCTTCTTCGCAATCTTGCGATAAGCCCAACGCATATAGAGTTCGATGTCTTGACGAGGATTAGTTCCGTATTTGATGCCTCGCGCCATTCCGTCAGTCACCTCATCGTAATGACGGCCCAAGTTAGATTTTAACCCTATGTCTGAAACGTCTATTCCCCGTATCTCTTGGACATTATGGGGAACATAGTATTCACCGGCAGCTTGTTCACGGATGTTTAAAGAGATGCCTTCGTCATCAAGGAGTCGAGGGACTTCCTCATTCGTCATCCGGTTCACATCATCAATCAGCTTTCGCGCTTTATCTGAGATGAACTGACTGTATCGGTCAGGCTTCTCAAATACCTCCTGCCACTGAGCTACGACCTTACCCGTACCCTTATCAAGCCACTCCCCCTTGCTGTTCACTGGTATGACCCTGTCTTTAATGGCCCCGATTTCATCGAACTGGCCTATATGGCGGTCATAGACAGAGGCCATCGCAATCTTGACTGTTTCGTGAGCAGCCCTTACCTGCCGTCCGTACGCGGTGACTATCTTACCCACTGGTGTAGACCGGGTGATGGAGGGGCCAACCACAGCACCTACGACCTTCAATGCGGCCCTGCCCAAGAAGCCACTAGCTTCGCGTGTGACCACTTCATCTATAACAGGAGCAATACCCCGAAGAGGTGGGGCAAACTCGTTCATCCCGCTATCCAATGCCAGTTTGTACTCATCCCGGAGCAGCTTCCACTGTGCCCGCTTGTCTGACAACGATGTGACCGGGAAACGTCCGAACTCTTCACCACGGCCCAGGAACTCCTCCCATCTGGCAGCAGAACCTTCTTGGGTTACCCAAGGCACGGGCGACATGCGTTTGGCCTCTGGGAGCGCAGCTATCACCTCGTCCATCTTCGCAGCCAAGGCACCAGCTATCTCTTCCATGGACTCATCACTGATGGAACCCGCGGCCTGGACAGTCCGGCCCCTTGTTACAAATAGGTCGATTAGTGGCAGAAATTCCGCTCTACGAGCAGAACCTGCTCCTGCTCGTAGCAACTTGGAGCCTATGGTGAACGCTTTAAGCATGACCACAGGGTCAGTTACGATGCCCAGGACTACCTGTTGCCACATCGGCCTATCCCTGAACTCCTCATAAGAAGCGACAAATCCTTCTGTGAGGAGTGTGGGAGCCTCGATATCATCAAAGTCTCCACGAATAAGCGCAGGTAGTTGACCCAAAACCTCTGTCACTGTTTCGCCAAATACCTCAAATGGCTTCACCGCCCAGTCGAGTCCGTCCATGAAGTCGGCCCGCTGGCTAGGTTGGTTACCAAAACCACCACGTTTAGCTAGAGTTTGCGCCAGAGGCTTTGGCATCGCTTTTTTAGTCGTCGTACCATCACGACCAATAACTGGATAGTCCACCCACTGGTCACTGGGGTCGTCTTCTAGAAGTTGTGCCGCTGACCAAGGTATATCACGGACGAACTCTTCAAATCCTGGGTCAGTGATTTCGTCCAGACCTCCCCTTCCTACGGGAGCTTCCCAGCGGTTCTCATCAGCTATCCACGGATAAGTGTTCGTCTTGATGGTCGGGGCTGGAGCTTCTATCAGTCCTGCCGCAATAAGCCCCCGTTCCATCTCTGGGGATAATCCAGCAGGGAATCTTTCTGCAACCCGTTCCCTTGTAAGTGGTGCCTCTCCCTCTACCGTCCGTAGAATACTGTCTTCGGGTTCTTGGCTTATAAATGTTCTCCGCTCTTCTCCGTATGGACTGCCAGCACGTTCAAATTCCTCGATACGTTCTGCCATCGTAAGTTCACGCGGAGGAGTTTCCGACGGGGGTAACTGGATATTCTTCGCTGCCTGGTCAGCAGCCAACCAAGTAGTGTAAGCACGACTACCATTTGCTAACGGCGGTGGCTCAGATGGAATTATCGGGGTGGTACGTGGCCGCCACGGAGAGACCGCAGGGTCATCCCATGGGTCTAGTTCCTCCTCTGTTCGTGGACGCAGGTTAGCTGCCTTAAGTCGGGCACTACTCAAGAAAGGGAGGTCGTGAGCCATCAGCGGACTCCTCTGCGGCCTAATGGCAGCATCCTACTCGTGGGCAATCTACGCCCTAACGGTAAAGCAGTCTGAAGTTCTTGTCCAAACGCACGAGCAGGAATACCAGCTTGTGCAGCTAAGTCGAAATAAACATCACGAGTTTCGGGAGTTAGATTAGAAAGTGCTTGGGCTGATGGTAGGGTCAGACCCGCTGCACGAGACAGATAACCACGAGACGGTGTGATGGGACGCCCTGCTTGTAGTTGACGGAGGCCAAAGGGCAGTTCGCCGAAGACGATACCGCCTGTCTGATAGGCGCGGCCTGAAGCCTGGGCTGCTTTGATGTCCCTCTTGGTTGCAGGGCCTAGAGGCAGGATATGGGTGCCTGGGGGCATCAT